CCGCCGCCGACATCCTCGGGGTCAAGTTCTGGGCAAAGTCGGAGGAGGAACGGGAGAGATATGAGGAACAAACGAGGAGCCCAGAATATCGGCAAAATAAAAAATCAAGGAGGTGGTGACGTGCCAGAGAATGATGTGATCGTCGGAATGAAGGCCATTTGTGATCTTCTCGGCCGTAGCGAGGGGACCATCCTCCGTGTGTTTGTCCCTGACGGGCTCCCGATTCGCCAGCGCAAAAAAGGTGGCGTCTGGACAGGGTCCAGGAGACGGATTTTGGATTGGTGGTATGCGTACAATGCACCGAATGCCGGAGCTGGGGATTAACCCTGTCAACAAAAAAATTCCTCGCTCGTCCGTTCTCGTCCGTTCTCGTCCATAATATTCCTCGCTCGTCCGTAAATCCAAAATTGGCCTGAAAACGCCCCTTATACTGGTCGCAACCATGTAAGGGGTGTTTTGTTATGGCTGTTTTTACGTCCTGGTCCGATCTCTACCAGGCCATGCTCGATCAGGCGGCGGAGTTTGTCGCCGGCAGGATGAGCGTGGCCGAGTACACGCTGGAGACCGGCGGCCAGCAGAAAACCATCAAGTACCGCACCTGGAAAGAGTTCCAGACCGGGCTGCAGTACGTCAAGAACCTGGCCGATCTTGAGTCTGGGGCTGCCGTAGGCCGGACCTACGCGGCCCAGGGAGGGACGGGCCGATGGTAGGGTCCCCGCTCGTCGACGTCCACGGTCGGCCCCTGACGCGGCGCCAGCAGTACGCCGCGGCTAAGGTCAACCGCCTGACTGGTGGGTGGCTCCCCGCCAATCAGGATGTCAACGAGGTGATCCGCACCTCGGCGCCGATGCTGCGCGCCCGTGTGCGGCAGCTGGTCCGCGATTTTCCCTATTTCGCCCGGGCCTGCAACGTGCTGGTCGATTTCACGGTCGGCACCGGGACCAACTTCCAGAGCCGCATCCTCAACCCGACCTGGCGGCCGGGATCCACGGACAGGAAATTCGACCGCGTCACCAGCCAGAAGATCGAGGACGCCGTCGCTTGGTGGGCCGACGAGGCCGACGCCTCCGGAAAGCTCCATTTCCAGGAGCTTGAACGCCTGGCCAAGCGCCAGGAGGTGGAGGCCGGGGAATACCTGTTTGTCAAGACCCAGATCCGGGACCGCCGGCGCTACGCCCCGTTCGCCCTCATGGCCTACGAGGGCGACTGGCTCACCTCCTCCCACGCGACACCCGTCGGGAAAAACAAAATCGATCAGGGGATCGAGTACGACACGCAGACGGGCTGTGTAGCCGCCTACCATTTTACCGATCCATGGGGCGGCGGGAAAACGCAGCGGATCGAGGCCGAGCATGTCCTGCACGGCTTCGACCTGCACCGGCCCGGCCAGCTCCGGGGGGTGTCCCCCTTTGTCACCGCCGTCCTGATTGCACACGACCTTAATGACTACCTGGACGCCACCATCGATACGGCCAAACTGGCCGCTAAATATCTAGCGATCATCACGACCACCGATTTTGAAGCGTGGCAACGCACCAGGAACGTCCATGGCGTCGGCCAGGATTTCGGGAAGAAGTTGGAGTACCTCGAGAATGCCATCATCGAGTACCTCCGTCCCGGCGAGGACATCAAGTTCGCAAAGAACGACACCGTCGGCGAAATGTTCGGCCCCTATACCAAATTTGTTCTGCAGATGGTCGCTATCGCCACCGGCACCAGCTACACCCTGCTGTCCGGGGACTACAGCCAGAGCAGCTACACCACTCTGCGTGGGGAACGCCAGGACCTGATCAAGATGTTCGCCCCACATCAAGGCCGTCACATTCGCCATTTCACCGCTCCTGTCATCCATGAGGCGATCACCTCCGCGGTCCTGGCCGGTCGCCTGGATCTTCCTGACTATTTCACCAATCCCCGCCGGTACTGGCGGGGCCTGTTCATCCCACCCGGCATGGAGCCGGTCGACCCACTCAAGGAAAGCAAGGCCAACCGGGACGACATGGAGGCCACGTTGCGGTCCCCGCAGGAGATTGCGGCCAAGCGGGGCCGGGACTACGAGGAGATTCTGGACGAACTGGCCGAGGCGAAGGAGATGCGGGCCGAACGTGGGCTCGCCGACCCGGATGCCGGGGATACCGCCCTGGCGAACAATCCGGACAAGCTCGGCGCTTCGGAATCGGACGAGCGAGCTTTTCTGCGCCGCTGCGCTCCGCTGATCCGGAGGGCCGCCGAGGAGGCCGCCGAGAGAACCCTGCTGATGATGGAGGATCGATATGCCGAGAAAGGCTGTCCGCAATAACCGTCTGACGACCCGCGCCGCCGTTCCCGGCTCCGGAAACCCTGTGGCGGATCTGCCACGGGACATCACGACCCGGTCCCTGAGCCTGCGCCTGGACGCTGGCGGGGCTCCCCAATCCCTGGACGAGAAGACCCGCTCCGTAGATGTCGTGGCCGCCACGGAAAACCCAGTACCTGTCTGGGATTGGGAGCGGTTTGAAATCGTCGACGAGGTCCTGCTGATGTCTGGATGCGAACTCCCGGAAAGCAGGCAGATCCCGTTGCTCAATACCCATTTCCGGGGCGGGGTTGAAAGCGTGTTGGGGTCCTGTCGGCAATTGTCCATCGACGGCACCCAGCTGGTGGGGCGCGCATTTTACAGCGAGGCCCCGGAAGCAGCGTCCGCGTGGCAGAAAACCCGGGAAGGGCACCTGACCGACTACAGCGTCGGCTATACGGTGACGGAGTCCTACTACGTCCCAGAGGGGGAGAAGCAGACCATTGCAGGCAGGACCTTTGAAGGGCCGCTCAAGGTCTCTACCCGCTGGAAGCCAAAAGAATTGAGCAACTGTCCCATCGGGGCGGATGAGATGGCCAAGGTCCGGGCAGCCATGCCGCGGCCCGACAAACAACCAAAGGAGAGCACCATGAACGAAAAGCTGAGGAAATTCCTCGAAAGCCGCGGCCTCGCCAAGGAGGCCACCGAAGAAGAGGCCTGGAGCTATCTGGAAAAGCTCGATATCAAACGCGCTGCCGCGGAACCTGCAGTTCCTCCCCATGGATCCCCGCAGCAGAAAACCCCTGATGAAATCCGGGACGAGGCGATCCGGGCCGAACAGGACCGTATCATCGAAATCCGGGCGCTCTGTGGTCAGGTCGGCATCGCGGATGACAAGATGACCGAATTCGTCCGTGGTGGGAAGAGCGTCGAAGAGGTCCGCAAGGCGGCCCTGGAGCATGTCCTCGCGTCAACTCCCAAAACCCCAGGATTCAACCCGCGTATCGGGATGGGTGCCGACGAGCGTGACAAGTTCCGATCCGCCGCCCAGGACTCCCTGATCTTGCGCGTCGGTGGAAAGATTGACGCTCCCGCACCTGGGGCCTCGGACCTGCGCGGCTTCAGTCTGCGGGAACTGGCCCGGGAATCCCTGCGCATGGCCGGGCAGCCGGTGGGCGGGGATGTCCTGGAAATGGTGGGCCGCGCCCTGACCACCTCGGACCTGCCCACCATCCTCGGCAACACCGCCAATAGATCGTTGATGCAGGGCTACGAAACCGCCGACGAAACGTGGCGCGTTTGGGCCGGAGTCGGGAGCGTCAGCGATTTCAAAACCAACACCCTGGTTCGCATCGGGGAGATGGACGACCTCGACGAAATCGGCGAGGAAGGGGAGTTTAAATACGGCTCCAGAACCGAGGGGAAGGAAGAATACAAAATCGCCACCTACGGCAAGCTCTTCAAAATTTCCCGTCAGGCGCTCATCAACGACGATCTCGGCGTCTTGTCCGATATCCCCCGTGCCCACGGTGAGGCCTGGGCGCGCAAAATTGGAGATCTTGTCTATGCGGTACTGGTGGCCAACAGCGCCATGGGTGACGGCAAGGCCTTGTTCCATGCCGACCACGGCAACATCGGGACCACCGGCCTGATCTCCGAGACCACGATGGCCGAGGTCATCAAGCTGATGAAGCTGCAAAAGGACATCGGCGGCAAGCGCCGCCTCAACATCCGGCCGCAGTTCATTCTCGCCTCGGCCGCGCAGGAAGGAGCCGCCGAAATCTTCTTTAATTCCAACCAGTTTACTGGAGGCTCCGGCACTTCGGCCAGCACCCGCACCAATCCCTATGCCGGCAACCGGTTCACCCGCGTCTACGACGCCCGCCTGGATGATGCTGACTCCGATGCCTGGTACGCCGCCGGTCCCAAGGGGAAGACCGTCAACGTGTTTTTCCTCGGCGGAAATCAGTCTCCGTATCTGGAAACCCGCCAGGGATGGAGCGTCGACGGGACGGAGTATAAGGTCCGTGGCGATGCCGGGGCCAAGGCCGTGGACTGGAAGGCCCTCATCTACAACGCTGGCGCCTAACCGCGCCGCTCTTTAAGGAGATCGCGCCATGAATAATTTCATTCAGGACGGAAGAACCCTTCCGTGGACCAACGACACCGGCGCCGACATCGCCTCCGGGGATCCCGTGGTGATCGGCAACCTCATCGGCGTGGCTGCCGTGGACATCGCCGACGGTGCATCCGGATCCGTAGCCATCGAGGGGGTGTTCAGCCTCCCGAAGGTTTCAGGCAGTTCCGGCCATGCTATTTCTCAGGGCTCCAAGGTCCTGTTTGACGTCAGCGTGGGCAAGTTTGACGTTGGCACTGCCACAGCCGCCGCCGGGGACATCTCCGGATGCTGCGTGGCTGTTGCTGCCGCCGCAACTACGGCTACCACCGTTGATATCAAGCTCAATGTCGGGATCGGAACCATCGAAGCCGGGTCTTAACAACCCAACAGCGAGGGGATGACCATGCCGGAGCCTGGATCCCTGGCGGCACATAGCGGGGAAATCACGCTGGTTTTAGAAATCGTTCTGTCCATCGCCGGGGTTTTAGCGGTGTTCGTGCTGGGGAAAATTGACCGCAACCAATCGGAAATTTTTCGGCGTCTGACGGTGCTCGAGAACGATTTCCACGAAATGCGCGGGGAGCATAACGCCATGAAGGGTGCATGCAGATGATTGAAGCAAGAGACACACGATTGAAAGCGCTCCTGACCCTGCACGAGGGATTTAAGCCGAAGACCTACCGCTGCACGGCCGGGAAGTTGACCATCGGCATCGGGCACAATCTCGACGCCAGGCCGCTCCCCGGCATCGGTCCGGATTCAAAAATATCCCTGCAAAAGGCCCTGGCCATCCTCGAACAGGATTTGTCCGAGACCATCGGCGAACTGGCCAGGGAGATTCCCGCGATGGGGATGCTGGCCGAGGCCCGCCAGGCGGTTCTGGTGGACATGGCGTTCAACATGGGGGTCGCAGGCCTGCTGAAGTTTCGCCGTTTTTTGTCTGCCATATGGCGCGGCGCTTGGGACGAGGCCACCATCGAGATGTTTAATAGCCGGTGGGCTTTCCAGGTCGGGGACGGACCCGGAAAGCGTGAGGACCGGGCCGACCGGTTATCTGGGATGATCCGGACCGGCCGATGGCCGGAAGAGATCGTGGAGGCGTAAGCCATGGCATCAAAAATTGTCGTGTTCGGAGTCAAGGTTCCGGC